CGATCTTCTTGCTCTTCCCATACTTCACGGGCTTTAAGCATCCTTACATCCTCCATACAAGAATGTTTCGCTCAATTGCCCTCGGTGGAGGTGGTGTAAGAGGTGGAATGATGATTGGAGGATTATCAGCTCTTGAAAAACATCAACCTTTAGTCTTTCCCAATGGAATCTATGGATGCTCTGCAGGGTCTATTATCGCAACAGGGTTAGCCTATAATATTCCACTTCCTGCAATTAAACTTATGTTTGAAACTGAATTCAATTTATCAACAGTCATTCCATCCATTAATTTAACTTCTATCACTTCATTTACTCAAGAAAAAGGACTTTTCTCAATGGATGCGTTTACTCAAACACTTCTCAAGGCATTTGATCGTCAAGGTGTTGACTTACGAAATGCGTTGATTTCAGATGCTCCACAAAAGCTATTTATTGTAGCTTCAAACTTAACAACTCGCAAACCAGTCTTATTCACTGGTAGTGTTCCAATTCTTGATGCAATTCGGGCTTCTTCCTGTTTACCATTTGTGTTCCATCCTCAAATCATTTACAATAATGTATACATTGATGGTGGATTCTACACTCATAATTTACATACAATCGTTCCTTCTGATTGTTTAGTCTTTCATATTAGTCGTGATGAACTTACGATTACTCAAGAGCGATTAAAAAAGATGACTCTTTCTGATTATTCAGCTACATTGTATGAAGCATTCCGAACTGAAACGTTAACACCCAATGTTCTTTGGTTTAAAAATGATAAGATCGCTCTTATGCAAGAGTTGACACCCAAACAAAAGAAGGAGTTATTTGATGAAGGATTTGAACAAGCATTACGTTTCTTTACCAAACTTAACCCTCAAATAGTGAGTTAGCTTTTCAGCAGTAGGAGCGCCTTGATCAAATGTAATTAGACCCTCTGAAGTTTCAAGTTTGATAGTTGGATATGCATTGATCTCATATAAGTCTGCAGTTTCACGTTCCTTCTCAGCATTCACTCGAATAAATGAAACTTCTGTGTTTCCAAACTGTTTGGGTCCTGATTCTAGCTTTTCCCATTCAGGCATTGCTTTCTGACAATGTCCACACCAATCGGTGTGAAAGAAGTATAAATTTGCCTTATCCTTTGGAACTTCACGCTTAGGTTTAGAAGACATATAGGGTCTCCAAAGTTTCCAGACCAAGACTACAATCACAGCAAGAGCCAATATAATCAAGAGTGTATTCATTACTTGAGAACACGAGAAATTCTACGTTGCAACTCAAACCAACGGCGATAGGCTTCTTCTGGAGAGACACCTTCCTTAATTTGCATCCATGCAATATCTGTAGTCATGCGCTCTGGTTCAAAAGGACGTGAGTGAATTTGAATCCATTGTCCGTTGTATCGTACAAGAAAAGTAGAACCTTCCATTATTTCTTGTAGGATTGTAGTCTTTAAAATGAAAGTCATATTCAGAAGATATACGGGTAACTAGTAAATGGAAGTAATCCTAAGGGGAGTAGTAGCAGTAGCTGCAAACTATGTGGTTCATTACGGAGCTGCTAGGGTCTATGATACATTTTGTGTTCCACATGATTTATCCGAAATAGTTCGAACACTTTTTACAACTTCAAGTCCTATTTGTGTAGTTTCTTTGGGAACAATGCAGATGACGCAGAATAACTATGGAACATTATTAACTACCACACTTGCATCTCATCTAGTGAACGCATTAAAAGTTTAAACACGAGGGAATCCAACTAGGTTGGCACCGATACCGAAACCGGCACCTGTGCGAGCAGACGCTCCAACACTAGGGGCATAGATATCTAAGATTGCGAACGTGGCAGTGGCTACAAGGGCAATCATACCTACCTCGGCGACCTTGAGGGTCTTTCCTGGTAGAACGAACGCGGCAATCGCAACTGCGAGACCTTCAAGGAGATATTTTACGAGGCGGGTTACAATATCGGCAACATCAACTCCAGCAGAGGGTGTGGGCTTGGGCTTAGAATCCATTTGTTTGGTTATTAGACAGGAATAATTTTTCATGTTCAATTAAACTCCATAATACAACTTATATGAAACAATTGAAACACCGACTACCCAAATTGCCCACCAAGGAACGTAGAGCGACAAATACTGGAGAATCAAGAAGAAGATGAGTGCATGAATGGCTGCTGCTGTCATAATACTTGCTCCAGGAGGCAACGTAACTATGAAACCAGGAACGAGAAGGAAGAACAAATACGCGGTCGTGAAGATATCATACATTTATATTCTATTGCGTTAAAATAATGGAGGGTTATGATAGTCTTATGATGAAAACTATGTTTGAAGTAGTACCAGTTAGTAGAGAACTAGATTTGAAAAAAGAATATCATGAAAAGTTTGCGAATGGTCTGAAAACAGAAATTCCAGAGTTGTTTCCTACTGTTAGAATTATACAGGACAGACTACAACGAACATTCTTTAAAGGTCCTAAAACAAAAATAACTTTTCCTGGTGTTCGAGAGGCTGATATTCTTATTTTTGATTTGATTGATGATGTATGGGAGGTTATGCCCCGTAGGAGACATGCAGAAATTGAAAAAAAAGTTATGGATATTCTAAGAAAATTATATAAAGAAAAAGGTCAAGGTGCACGAAATGCTCAACTAACAGGTGCTATTACCGGATTATCTCATGGACCCGAAAGCAAAATTGCTAGTTTTCTTACTGGATATGAAGGTAAAAATGCATATCAACAAGGAGACATGGCTGGGGAAGAAGCAGGTATTCAATCAGCTTTTCCAAATAGAAAGAAATTTTCAGGTCGTCGTAAGACAGTGCGGAGAAAGAACTTAAGGTCAAGTCGCAAGAATAAGTAAATGCCCCTTACTGAGCTTCCAAAGGCAGATGAGAATGGTCCAATCGATTACTTAGATGAAGACCCAGAGATTCCTACTCAGAAATATTGCGTTGTTTCCTTCATCAGTCCTGAGAAGGTGATTAAGCAGAAACAGGAGTTCTTCTTTGAGAAGTTTATTGAGTGGATGGATTACGAGTGGAAGATCAAGGGACTTGAAAACTTCATGGCCTTTTTGTCCAAGAAGTATTCCGTCAAGATTGATGATCTTTTGAAGGATGCAAATGATTATGTGAATGTTCGTAAGGAAGAAGTTAAGAAGACCGATATTCATGAGCAATATCAAATCTTCTTGCTCAAGAACGAGAAGGACCTTCAGGAGATGTATGATAATAAGGTTGAGTTCAGAACCAATATGCGTGGTGTCAAGGTTCGTCGCGCATTTGCAACCGTTGAGGAAACTCAGATGTTTGCAAAGGTTCTTCAACGTCGTTATCCAAAGGACAACTTGTATATTGGTAAGGTTGGTGCTTGGTTGCCTTGGGATCCATCGGAACATTTGATGCCTGAAGTTGAATATGCTGAGAAGGAGTTGAACGAGTTGATGAGAAAATACAAGGAGAATGAATCTAACAAAGAGCTATTCTTCGCTGAGCAACGTGAGGAATCCATCAAGGCTCAAAAAGAGGAGAACGAGCGACGAAAGAAGCAGAACGCATTGGAGGCAGCTCAAGAGAAGAAGACCTTAGAAGATGGTCTAGTAGATGCTTCTAAACCTGTTCATCCAAGCGAAGGAGCCTTGAGAGATTAATTACGACGACTCTTAGATCGTGATTTCTTAGCACGTCGTGTCTTGCGACGACGGCGACCTCCGATGTTAGTATTTGCTAGACCTGAGACAAGTGCATCTACATCAAAATCATCCTCTACAATTCCTTGAGATTGTGATTCCTCTTGCTTCATTTCAGCTACAATAGGTTGTGCTGAAGCAGGAACTGGTGCAGCTTCATCACTCATAGTTGAATCTCCAGTATCTGTAAGACTTGAAAAACTTGTGGTTCCGCCATTTGCCAAAGCCAATCCTGCAAGAAGACTAGCCTTTTCTTTATTTAATCCTACTTCCCTGAATGTTTCTTTCCAAATATAATATGGTGAGGAAATTCTGTGTGTAGCTCTTTGTATAATTTTACTCTTAATAGTCTTGAGTTGATTTAAAGTGAATTTAACTTCATTGTTATCGAACTCCATTGAAAAAACGATACGACGACCATCCTTTCGGTTAAACTTAAGGAGTGAAAGATTTGGAATTAAAGGTGACGGATCATCCTTTTTAAAACTAAACAGAATTACTGCCTTAGGCATTTATCTAATAAACTTATTTTAATCGCGACCACCTCCTTCCTTTCTCACCCACACAGAAGGCGCGGCATTCTTTTTACGCAGTGAAGCAGCGTTATAGTCGTCTGCAGCCATCATAGCAGACTGGAAGGGGCGATTATCAGCCCACAAGGATTGATCGCATAATCTAAATGGAGGATGTTCAGATGCTTTATACCAAAACACCTGATCTTCTAACTTGTTTGAAGCAACATTATTGCAAATGACTAGACCTTCATAGTTTTCTGTGCATTGATCCATGAAATCACAGAACATTTCAAAGGTAGGAAACATACCTGCATAATTCTCGTAAATTCTACGACGATTACCTAGGATATTCTCACGAAGAATGAATACAAAATCTACGTTGGTTCTCAAGTTAGGTGTAATACCTAGAGGATACTGCATAGTGATAATGGTCATCATATCTAAGTGACGACCATTCATAAATACGAAACGAGTTGATTCTTCATTGATCCATTCTTTTGCAGCATACAAACAGTCATCTAAAATCATGAATGCACGAGGATCAAATGGTGCTCCACTTGCTTTGGATTTCAAAAATCTCTGTTTCGCTGCAAACTGACGCTTAATAAAGTTCTGAACTTTACCAGGTTCATATTTGTCATGAATCAACTTGGAAGGAACAAATGATTGAAAATATTCGTTCACAGCTTCAGTAGGCGAAATGACGAGACCTGCAGGAAAGCAGTCCTGAACGTTGAATAACAGATCACGAGCTAAAAAAGACTTTCCAGTATCCTTCTTTCCAATGATCACAATCATAGGACTTTTACGAGAATCCATTCCACATCGATCTTTGATCATATCCATATTGAACTTTTTGAGCTGGAAATTCATCTTGTTCTTCCTGTCGTTTATTTTTTCACATTCATCACCGAGACATTTCATAATGGGAAAAGATTTGAAAACAACACCCTTGACACTTAAACTTCAACGCATGCCAAAGTTGGATGGAACACACTGGTCAATAAATACATTGCAGCCCTTTTTTCCGTGTCTTGAAAAGCTCTTTAAGACGGATACGATTGCTGGAATCCATGAATATGGAGTTAAACTTAGTACTCCAATTGAATCGATTGTGGATGCTACACATGTTAGAGTAGCTGGTCAGACAATTCCAGTTCATCGCAAGACTACAATGATTTTGTCGCCATTTAAAACGATGCGAGGAGATTACGGATCTTTTGGAGTTCCTAAACGCACAGATGTAGCGGATGATATGCAAGAACGTATGCAAAGCCCTCATACAGCTGCATATGTAGGAGCAATTACATCGATTGCATTATCTGAGTCTTGTTGTGAACATTTTCCTAAAGTCTACGGTGTCTATGTAGGTCTTTCAGAGTCTCATACAATCGATATTTCAGATGACTATGAAGATTTAACTGAGAAGTCATGGTTTGCCGACAAGATTGGAAAGACATTTGAACTTAAACTTAGAACAGCAGGCCATGATGCCGAGTTCAGTCATACGCGACGAGCACGTATTCCTATGGAAACTGCAGATGAAATACAGTTAGATGATATTGAAGAGATGGATGTAGAAACAGTTTTGACACCAGATCAAGAAGGATCTGTTGAAGCCTATGATATGGCTTCTTCGGAATCACCTGAACAAGAAGATGATGAATCCGATGAAGATGATGTCTATGAAATTGAGTCCTGTGGATGTTCAGATTTATTTGAAGATGATGAAGAACTTGGAGACAATGATGACCCTGAACCTTTTGCATGGGCTACTTTCAAGAATGTTCCAGTAGTAACTACTGTTATGGAACAATGTGAAGGAACCTTTTACGATCTCATCAAACTTCATCCTGAACCTGAAAAGCATGTTGCTTGGGTTTCTCAAGTTGTCTTTGCTTTAGCGTATGCTCAGCGTAATTTTGGATTGACTCACAATGATCTCCATGGAAACAATGTGATGTATGTGAAGACAAATCAAACTCATTTATTCTACCAACATGGATCTCAGCCATATAAGGTTCCAACATTTGGATACCTTATCAAACTAATTGACTTTGATCGTGCAATTGTGAATGTGAGATTAGCAGGATTGAAGGAATCCAAACTGTTTATGAGCAGTCAGTTTCAGGAAGATGAAGAAGCAGGAGGTCAATATAACATGGAACCTTTCTACAATAATAAACACCCTCATATCAGCGCATCCTCTTCATTTGATTTAGTTCGCTTTGCTACATCAGTCTTTTGGGATATGTTTCCCAAAGGACCGAAGGAGGAGACAGATCATCCATTATTCGGATTATTTATGCAGTGGATGAAACAGACTGATGGAACTTCAGTGATGTTTCGTAAGAAGATGGATAATCACGATCGTTACCACGGATTTGATTTATATAAGGCAATTGTGAGATATTGTGGAGATTCAGCTGTACCAAAGAAGGAAATTGGACGCATGACTCAGTATCGTGCTACACCTTCTGCAGCACAGCTTGGAGATGCTTTAATTATTGAAGCTTAAAACTCTGGCTTTCCAACGAACATTTCCTGAGCTGCAGATGCAGCAGATGTAACTGTTTCTACAACATCTGAACCAGCTTCAGTTCCTAATGAATATAAAACACCACTTGTTAGAACACCTGAACCAGCAATAATCTTACTTAGATCTGTGTAATCAACCGGCTGGATTTTTGCACGGCGATCTAACACATACAACAAAGCAGCCACAATCATCACGGCACCTACAATCATTGCAAGAGTCTGGTATTCCATTTGATTTTCAATGTGGATTGGTTTAGGGTTAGTTAGACGCACACCGCTCCTTAAAGGTCCAACTTAACAACACCACTAGGTTCGGCGGCAGGTTCATCTTCATCATCACTCAAGTCAAGCTTCATATCTTCGCCAAT